AAAGATTAAACTATTGTCTTACGATAATGATGGTAAATTAACTGAAATCTCTTCAAACACCTTAAAACAAAACATTGCAAATTATTTATCAAACTATAGAATGATAAATGATTATATTTCGGTTGAAAGTGCTAATGTAATTGATTTAGGGGTAACTGTTGATGTTGTTTTAGATGCCAGTCAAAATCAAGGTTCTTTAGTAACACAAATAATTGACATTGTTAGTAAGTATTTTGCACCAACAAATAGACAAATGGGTCAGAATGTATACGTCTCTGAAATTAGAAGACAGATACAAGACCTGAGTGGGGTTATAAGTATATCTGATATATTATTCTTTAATAAAATTGGTGGACAATACTCATCATCACAAACATCACAAAGATATATTGACCCGGAAACAAAACAAATTGAATTAATTGCCGACACAATCTTTGCTGAACCAACTCAAATGTACCAAATTAGATTCCCAAATAAGGATATAAATGTAAGAGTACTTAACTTTAAAGGTGTAAACTTTTCATAATATCAATATATTTATATTAAAATAATAAATCAAAAAAAAAACGATGAAAAAAATAGTTAGATTAACAGAATCAGATCTTGCAAGAATTGTAAAACGTGTTATTAATGAAACTGAAGAAAATATTTCTGATAATGGTAAATTTGTTTCTTGTGGTAAAATTGGTGTAAAACATATGGGAATGTGTGAAAATAAAACAAAAAGACCGGTTGAAATATGTGCCAAATTTGGAATTAAATCACCGGGATATTGTTATGTTGACACTAAAAAAGTTGTCCCAAATAAATAATTTAAATATATTAATATGAAAAAAATAGTTAGATTAACAGAATCAGATCTTGCAAGAATTGTTAAAAGAGTAGTTAAAGAAAGTAACCTTAGACCATATGTAAAATATCTTAGATAATATATTAAATAAAATTAAACCCCACCCTAAACAAGTGGGGTTTTTTTTCTTTTACTTTTTCTATAAAAGGATTATTTTTCTAAAATGGGAAATAAACTATTTATCAAAAAAGAAAGAATTTAATGCCTAAGTCATATAGAATAAGAACGCAAATCGGTGTAGACAAATCAATCAAGGTTAATTTAGAACAAGATTTTGATAGTATTAATATACTATCCTTAAAAATTTTACAGAGTGATATCTATAACAGACAATGTTCTGATTATGGTGTTGTTGTCGGTAGAGTTTTTGCCAACGGAGGATTTGGATTACCAAATGCGAGAGTTTCAATTTTCATACCAGTCAGTGATGAAGATTCCACAAATCCGGTAATTAGTGAGTTGTATCCATACACCACATTATCAGATGTTAATGAGGATGGTTATAGGTATAATTTATTACCTAAAAAACCTTCATACACAGGACATGCGGCAACTGGAACTTTCCCAGATAGAGGTGAGGTTTTATTAGACCAAACATATGTTGAGGTATATGACAAATATTATAAATTTACAACAAGAACTAACGAAAGTGGTGATTATATGATATTTGGAGTTCCACTTGGAAGTCAAACAATTTTTAGTGATATTGATTTATCTGATATGGGTTGTTTTTCATTATCACCACAAGACCTTATTCAAGCAGGACAAGCAACAGAATCACAAGTAAACGGGTCAAAATTTAAATCATCAACAAATTTAAATGAATTACCCCAAATTAAAACATTAAACAAGATTGTTGATATATCACCATTATGGGGAGAACCTGAAATATGTAATTTGGGTATTACAAGAGTTGATTTTGATTTAACATCTGAGGCGAATGTGTCAATCAGACCAACCGCAGTTTTTATGGGGTCAATAATTTCAACAAGTGAAGATGACGCATTAAGAATAAATTGTAAACCAAAAAATAATACCGGTAATTTATGTGAATTAGTTACTGGTCCTGGACAGATATTAGCAATAAGACAAACAATTAATAGTGACCAGGACGGTTTACCAATATTAGAAGAATATAAGTTAGAACAAAACGGAAAAGTAATTGACGGTGATGGTTCATATTTGGTTAATGTACCTATGAACTTAGATTATATCTACACAAACGAATTCGGTGAACAAGCAATTTCAAACGACCCAAAAATAGGAATACCAACTAAAGGTAGATATAGATTTAAATTTAAATGGGAAAATGAGGGTGGATTACAGAATGAATTTTTAAGAGCAAACTTCTTTGTACCAAACGTTAAAGAACACGGTTGGACAACATCTTCATATAGTAGTGACCCAATTTATAGTTCTGGAGAAACGTCACTTTCGTTTACTGTAAACCCGTTAAACTTAATTGATTTATTTACATTACCATCTTCTGGTGATTTAGTTTTACCTGTTCTAACGAATGTAAGTTCTTTTCAGGTTGCAATCTCACCAACATCATCTCCGTTATTACCACAACCTTATTTAGGGGATTTAACTAATGGTATTACAGGATTATCTGCCGGTAACACAATTGTTGTAACTTTTGTACCAACAGATCCAACATTACCATCATCAATATCATACACGGGTATTAATGGGGCACCAAACACAACCTTCTCAATACCAGGAGGTCCAATATCAACGGCTTTTCTTATTACGACAGGTGGAGGAATGATATTTGACAATACTGTTAACACATCTAGTTATAGTGTTCAAATAGATTCTGGTAGTGGACCACAACCTTATTATGGTGATACTCAGATAATTCCAGTTAATAGTGGTGATGTGGTATATGTTACACCAACATTTATTGACCCTAATACTCCGGCAACAGTAACTTACAATCTTTACTCTCAAAATTATTTTGATTTGTTAAGATCATATACTTTTAGTTTAGATTGGGATGATTATGTTGACCCAACATCAGCAATTAATTGTGAGGATACCTTTTATCAATTTAATTACAATAAAGTTTATACCACTGCAATGTTTTTGGACCGTTATAAAAACGGTATTGGTAGGGCGAAACATTTAGGAATTAAAGAGATTGATAATAGAACTTGTAAATCAACTGTCAATACGTTTCCGGTTAATGATATTATAAGAAATTTTGATTTTCTATTTTTTATATTTAACCTATTGATGTCAATATTGGTATTCCCAATTATGGTTTTATTATTTGTTGCTCACTTCATTGCATGGATGTGGCCAGTGTTAAAATATCTACTAATTGTTTTAGGGGTATATTTTGGGTATATTGCAATTAGAGAAGGTATAGATTCTATAAACTCAATTTTAGAACAAGCGGCGGTTGCAATTCCAGGGGGACCAATTTTCAATATTGGTGTAATATTAAGAGTTATTGTTCAAATATTAGGAATTGTATTTAAAGTTGGTTTGTCTTTGGCGTTTATTGCATTTACCATCGCATATTTAATACCTATTAATAATTTTCCTAGAATAGGATTACCTATGTTATCATATCCTGACTGCACAACTTGTGATTGTGAATGTGGAAACGCAGATATGTCTGAAGCAAATGACCTAACCACAGATACTGTAAATGGTGAAATACAGGCTGCCGGGCAGTCGGCATCAGGAAATGATTTACCTGTTGGTGTACCAACTTCAGGGACAACCTCAAATTCATTCTTAGCGCCCATACAAGACATTTCAACATTTAATGGGGAACACCCAAACCTAAGTCAAGTTGATGGATTTAATCCAACGGACGGAGATGGTGGATATTTTTACTGTAATGCGGTACTTGGGCAATATAAATCTTTCACATATTCGTTATCTGATCAAGATATTGAATCAAACGTTGTGACTTCCGCTATGTTAGGATACCAAAGAATAGTATCAGGTAGTGAATCTTTAGATGTTGGTAATGACCAAACAGGTATACCGGATAAAAAATATTTACATGCACCACAACCATTTATATTTGCTGCGGATAGGGATTCTGGGGTTAATTTTAGAACATTATCATACCCTATTTCAGAAACATATGCACAAAAATTAAATGAATTTAATTTAAGACAAAAATATTTTGATGGTGTTAATCAAATGGAAGTTAAATTTAATTTTAATAATAACCCAGGTAAAAAACATTATGACCAACCTTTAGTTTTACTTGCAAAACCAGGAACTATTTCCCAATTAGGGGTTGGACAGATATTTTCATTCCAAGATCCAAAACTATCTAATTGTAATCCGAATATTACGGGAGCAACTTTTTATAATTCAGTCACCGGAAATACAGAAAATCAATTTGGTAATCACTCCTTAACAGGAACATCCCAAACCGGACTGTCAGTTCCAATTACGGTAAACTATGCGAATTTAACAAGTAATTCAACAAACGCACCATCGGTAACATATCAGATAATACAAACAGGAAGTAGTGAAAACTTTTTAAGTAGACCAATTGATATTGAATATTTTCAAGTAATCACCGGGTACACCTACTCTGATTTTTTAAGTAATACTTCTTATACCACATCAGACCCAACAAGATTCCCTCAAAAATATTTAAATCACGATTCGGTTGTTGTTTATGAAAATGAATGTAATCCTTATTTGAATAATTCTCCAAGTTATATTAACAATCCAGATGTTGTGATAAATGCTGGTGGTTATGGTAATTATGAGGTTATTATTATTGCAAGAGGAGTAGATCCATATAGTGAAAAACAAAGAAATACATATGATTTATCTAGAATTTTTGGTAATTTATCTTATGGTAATGCCTCAGCAATAATTGAGGGTGATTATTATTTAAATGTTCCTATTCAAGGATATACGTCAGGTAATAAACCAAAAAGTCATAATATCGTATCAAATGATACCGCACCAAATCTTTATTTTGAATCTTATAATTTTAAAATAAGTCCTTCTTATATAGATGTTAATGGTTTTATAAGAAATGAATATACCGGGTTTACATCTACATTACCGTACTATTATTTATCATCCGACGATCCAATATCTGTTGGGTATACCCCGGATGCCGGATTCCCAACAATTAACACTTTAAGTTCAAATGGATATAACGTTAATTCTGGACAAAGAGGATATGTGTTACCAACACCTTTGGTTGGGCCAAACCCTAATAACGCAACATCAAATTACTATTTTGCTGGAGGGTCATTTATTGGTTCACCAAACTCATTAAATACATACGTGTTTGGAACCACCTTTGGTAGTTCAAGTGGTGACAAAGAAATATATTGGCCTTGGACACCTATTAGACGATATGCGGTATATTCTCCAGCATATTACAAATACATTGGTTCATCTTTAACCTCAATACAATATAACGTTTCTTTTGCAACACCAACAACACCACAGTATTTGGTTATGAGAAGTGATAGAATACCAACATCTACTAAAACACAGGATGGTTATTATGGTAATACCGGATATGGATTACACCAAAATAATTTTTTCACATATTATAAAGGAAATTCTGCCGCTTCACCATCAATCGGAGTAGGTCCAGACCCAAGTGCAGGACAAACGGTTTACGATGACTCACCATTAGTACAATCTTTAACATCAACATTAACTTGTGACGGTATGGTTTCATTACAATGTTATCAAGGTAGTGGTACTGGAATAACCGTTAATCAAAATTGTGACGTTCCTTCAGACAGAGTTAAACAAGGATGTTATTGTTTATTAAACAAAAAATACCTATTGGAGTATGATGAAGATGTTAAACTATTTTTAGAGTGGAAGACAAGATTTACAATGACATTTGCGGCTTGTAGAGGAGTGTTCTCACAAACATTCCAAAACAATTGGATTAATGGGGTTTTATATATGTTTACCTTTAATAAGGGTACAACATATAAGTTAAACCAACCTGATGAGCCAATATATAAGTATTGTAAAGACACAGTCATATTTAATAAATTTAATAATGGATTTTACTATAGAAGTTCTCCTTGGGATGGAACTGATTTTATTGGTGTTGATTCACCACCACCAAGTCCATTAATACCGACACAACTTATAACTAGTTATCCTGGTTTAGGTTATAATAACCAAAGAATTCAGTTCCCAACAACAGTTATGGATTTAGGTCCTAGAGATAGTTTTATTAGTGAAATATGTAATGATGGAAACTTTAACGGATATATTGCCGACCAAATTAGATCAACGTCATATAAAGATAATTCAGATATAATACAAATGGGATTCATATCTAGATTATTAAATCAAAGTGTAATAGACCAAATGTTTCCAGTGGGAAATCCTAATGGTGGAAGTAGTGAGGGTAAAGGAATTATACAGTTCTTTAATAGTACTAGAGATGGTGAAAGAATTGACGGTGATATTGCACAAGCGTTATCTATTAATTCTGAATGGAGAGTTACACCTTATTTGAATGAAAATTATAGAGATTTTGATTTATTTATTGGTGATGATGGGGTTGGTGCTAAACCAAGACCTGTATTTGGGGTTTTCTTCTCTTCTAGCACTGAAGAATATCAATATAGAAGGAGATTAAGTCCGGGTATTGAAACTTACGCTAGTTCTTGTGGTGATTTAACCTCTTATTATGGTTATCCTAACGACCAAGTTGTCCCACATTATAAATGGAAAATTGCGGGAGCATCAAGTAACATTTTTGGTACTGAAAATAATAACTGGGTTACAACATCTAATCAGAATGTTTCAGGTTCAGGGTTCTATAATCAAGAATATCAAAATTTAGATTTCAACAATCCTTTAGAATATTACCAAGCAGGTACAAATCACGGATTTATAACTAGGTTTGATATTAATGACATTCCTGTCCCATATATCGTAACCCCAACCCCAACAATAACACACGGGACACCAAACGGAAATCCAATAATAGTTGGAGCCCCGTTCTTCTTTTACTTTGGATTAAATAACGGAAACACCGCAATTGATAAATTCATAAAACTTTATATTGAAAC